GGCCAGCAGAGCGCGAACAATATGACTTACGACGTTTTGCACGAGATTTAGATGGTTTCTTTTCTGTAACGGCAGTTTTTAATTTACTTCCGGGATTTGCACGACGATACGCAGCCACGCCTTTTTGGGTCATTCCCGCCCCAGATTTAGTGGAGCGAAAATTCTTCTTGTTGCGGGGAGGCATTTTGGCTTTTTTGCGTTCAGCCACTACAAGTCACTCCCATTTTGAATGTAAATAAACTCCATTGACGCGGACACATTAAAGTCAACCGACCCTGTAGAAGAAAATGCTCTCATCTCTAAGTCTGTTTTTTCTGTGAACCTTAACGGGTAAGTATAAAACTGTTCGTGTGCGCCATCTGTCAGGGTAAATCTTTCTTTTATTTGAAAGACTTCTCCGTATGGCCTAGCAACAAGACTAGCATTCAAAACGGCTTTGGTGTTGGTAGAGGTTCCTGTGGACAAAGCCATTTTTGTAAGAAATGCTGTATATCCTGCGGGAACCGTCCAAAGGCTCATCAGTGTTTGGTTGTCGCCATCCCCATTTATGGTCAGGTAAATATTAGCTGGAACCCCAGATGTAACCGTACCTGTTCCTGCGTAAATTGTGCCAGCGTTTGCGCCACCACTGCCTGCACTGCGAACAATGCCGCGATTTATCCGTAGGTAAGATTTTGTGGTGTTAACAGCAGTTTGCCCATTCAGCGTAACAACTTCGTTTATTTCGTTGTAATCCGCATCTAGGCCAAAAACTTCTACTGTTCTCGCGCCAGTACCTGCGGCAGTGTCGTTAGCCGAACTGCTTGATATAGTCATTACTGTGGCTGATGCGGGATAAGCGTATAAACCACCTTGTTCCCAAATAGTTTCCTTAGTGGCTCCAACAGCAGCGTTGTAACCAAACTTAAAAACAGTTTTATGGAAAGATATTTGTTTACGAGCAACTTGAAGCTCGAACGGCTCCGAAGTCCCTACCCTTGATATGGAACTAACTTCACGAGCCATTCGAGTTTCCTTTAGTTATAGAACACTGTCAGCGCAGTTATGGCTGTAAAGGCAGAAACATAAATATCTTCTACCCGTATGCCTTCCGCTGGTATGTTCACTGAATGTGAATCAGATGCAAGAAAATCAAGATCAAGAACTGTCGCGCCGCCATTACCATCAGTAACAGTCAAACGCGGAGCTCCTGTTGTCGTGAGAACTTGTATCTGACGAATACGCGCAGGACCAACACCAGCAGAACCAGTAGCTGTCAAGCGTTTTGCTTTTACATCAGAACCAGCCATTGCGGCCTCCTATTAGGCAGCCGCAGTTGCGCCAGTATCTACACGAATCCAGTTTGATCCATCAGAAAACACAAGGTTGCCTGTACCAGCGCCAACACCTTCAGCAGCTTTACGAGCGTTAGATACATAGTAAATGTACCCTTCGTTATCTGCTGAAGCGGTAGGAAGATTTGCAAAAAGGATTGGGGTAGCCCAGAAAGCAGTATCTACCTTCAGTGGACCTGAGAAAGTTGTACGAGCCATTTTAACTCCTTGTCGTGGCTAGTGTCAGATTCACTATGAATCTGTCAAGGTAAATTCACTATAAACGAAAAAAGGACGGCTGAAAAGCCGTCCTTTCGTTTTCGATGGTCAAAACTTACGCTCCTGGAGAACCAAACACACAACGTGGGTCTGAGAAGCCGAAGCTGTAACGCTCACGGGCCTTGAACCGCATGTTGCCAGTATCGAAGTCACCTTCCATTTGAGTACGGACAGGCGCACGTTCGAAGTGCTTGAAACCGTTAGGTGCGTCAGTCTTAATGAAGAACGCATCTGTATCGGTCAAGAAGTGGTTAATGGTATAACCCTGTGGCAGCATACCAGAGCTACGCAGAGCGTTAATATCATTATCCGCTGTACCGACACGGAGGTTAGAAGCCATCAAACGCTCAGCAACAAACTGAAGTGCTGGTGGAATGATCAACTTCGTACCGCGAAGTGCGATCTTCAGACCACGTTCATCAACGAAGCCAGAAATGCTAATCAAAGCGTCTTCTAAAGAAGTTTCGTTTAGATCAGCCGCAGTTGCTGGCTCGTTAGAGAATGTGCCACCGCCAGAAAGCGGGTGCGCAGTCGAACAAAGCTCAACGCCGTCACCGCCAGTAAAGGCAGCGTTAAAGGCGTTGTTAAGGACGTTAGCCGCCTTAACTTGCTTTGTGTGAGCCATTGAACGAGCCAATGCGCGAGTGTAACGAGATGCCAAGCGGTCATACAAGTTATCCTCGACAGCTTCCTCAGTAATTGCGAAAGCCAACGCGATTGTCTCATGGGTGTAGCGGGAGGTAAATGACTCCTGAGCGTTGTCAAAATTGACCGCGCCACCCTCGTTTTTAACAGGTGCGCTACCGAAACCTGTCAGCATTACTTCTTCTTCAAAAGCCCGGTCAGAAGACTCGGTATCAAAGATTTCAGAATGCTCGTTTTCGTAACGACCGTATTCCATGCCAAAGAGAGCGTTTAGACCCGGCTCTAATTCTTTGGCGAGTTGTGCTCTAGAAATGGGCATTATTCAACTCCCTTAGTTAGTGCCAATAGTCTGAGTGTATGCATGTTCGTTAATCAGAACATACACGTTTCCATTCGCTGCGCTCGTATCGCTATTATCTGGGTCTTTTGAAAGACCGATAATGCGAAGTTGGGCTGTACCAGAAGCAGTCGTAGCAGAAATTTCTGCAGACGAAATACCTGTGGTTGAACTACCAGCGCCAATGGTAGTCATGTCAGCGTTAGCTCCAACGTCGGCTTGCGTTACAGTACCCGCGCTTTGTACTTCAAATACAATGCGTGGATCATCGTAAACTTGAGCTACGATATCGCTAGCAGCAATGCTGCCGGGATAATAGTTGCTCCAAGTTGGTTTGCCCGTAGTTGGGTCGGTGTAAGAACAGCCCCAGAAAACGCCTACGATATCAGCATCGCCAGCTGCAGCAACAACAATGTCACCACCTGCACCGTCCATTACAACAGGAGTACCCTGATATATTGGACCAGTAGCACCGGACGCAATAACGTATTCGTTTGCTGTGAAGTTCGAAACTCCACCCATTGTACGGACTGGTTTCAGACCAAAAGCGGAATCTTTATTCGCCATTTTTCCAATCCTTTAACAAAACAAAGTGGCCTATTTAGTATGAGGACCACCAAAGGTTACACGAGAATCCCTCTCTCTCGAGATGGGCATAGAAGGATGCTGTTCCTTCAACAAATCGTTGTCAACCGCCGTCATTTGATCAGCTGTTTGTTGCTGAAAATAATCAGAACGGCTTTCCGCGATTTCTTCAGGCACCTTGCACAATATCAAGCCGCCCACACCGATCACTCCTGCATGCTTACCGTCCTCAATGGTCGGAGCATCGAAGTCTGGGTAATCCTCTGCGCGAACAGGTTCATAACCCTCACGGATACGACCAGAGACGTTTTTGGTATCTTGATACCCACGCACTTCGGTACGAACCCATCTGAATTTATAGCCTTCAGGTGGCTGCGGTGCTTCAAGCGACGAAGATGGTCGCCAAGGTTTTCTGCGCTCTACTTTTGAGCGGGTTTCAGCAGCGCGAGGAGTTCTTTTAGAGATTTCAGACATTGGTTAGGCCTCCTTCACGTGTTTCGCATATTCCTCAAGTGGAACACCAAGTTTCTTGGCTATAGCGACTTGCCTTGCATTCAAACGAACACTTTTGCGCCCAGATTTTACATTTCGCGTGGCAGGGGCAACGGTCTGAGCGGGTCTCCGTGCGCCTCCTGATTTAACTTCCCCAAATTTATGGGGTAACTCTTTACGGAGCCTATTATCAATCTCTTCATAATAGTCTTCCGACGAAGGGTCATACCCTTCTTCTTCGATGAGTGTACGATGAATTGAGAACGCTGTAAAGGTCATAACTTCATCTTTTCCGAACCATTCGTTCTCTTCAGCCCACTTTTGCGCCCTTGGATCAGGTTTTGCAGCGGGTTGTTGAGTGGTCGGAGCAGGTCGCGACGGTTCTTCTACTACAGTTTCCGCCTTGGTTTCTAACCTAGCAACTTCTCTAGTAATACGATCATTTTCAACGCTTAACTTAGCTACAAGCTCTTGGGCGTTTGCCATAGCTTCTGAGTCGCCTTCTTCATAGGCAAGTTTCAAAGCCCTTTTTGCTTCTGCTAGTTGACTTTTTACGCGATTATCAGATTCAGTAATTAAAGAAGAACTAGCTTTTTCATAGTTAGTCTTGAGCTTATCGTTCTCTTCTTTTACTTTTTTAGCGAACGCAAGAGCTTCTTCCTCACGTCTTTCAGCTTCGCGCATTTTAAAAGTAAGCCGATCAATACGCTTTTTTACGTTATCAGAATACTCTTGGTGTTCGTCAGTAGCTTCCTGTTTTTCTGCGGCTAGAGGTATATTTTGCTCTTCGCCGTCATCATCGCCACCTTCAACCTCAACTTCGATTTCCTGAGTTTCGTCCTCAAGAACTTCTTCTCTTTTTTCTACTTCCGACATAACTACTCCTTATACAACTACAATGTCGCGTGGGTCTTTGATAACCGCTAGAATCTCATCGTCATTTAACAAACGAGGCTCTGCGCCATCAATTTTAAAACGGGAACCCGCATACCGACCAAAAAGAACCCAATCGCCCTCTTTACACCAAGGACCTTCTGGAAACTTATATTCGTCTTTATATGCGTCTGGACCTAAACTGACCACATAACCAACATTTGTTGAAAGCCGATTACGCTCAACCGTTTCATCCGCGAGTAGAACTCCGCCTTTGGTTTCTTTAGCAGGAGTATAAGGTAGGATTAAAATTCTCCAACCTGTAGGTTTAGGAAGTCTATCTAAAGCTGAATCAGCTTCGTCTTTTTCGACTTCTTCTAAAAACCGTGCAGGATCAAGAAGATTTGGTTTTTGCGATACTGCGCTTGCAGCTCGGCGTTCCTTTTCTTTGTTAAGAAAATGGTCAGGAACGTATAACCTTTTAGTCATCGTCGGCATTCTCCATTCTTTTTCTGGTTTCTTTTAAAGTTTGCTCAAGGTAGCCCAAAGCTGTTACTTGGCCCATAAAATGGTGGTATTGGTTCATATCGCCCACGCCATTAGACATTAGCGTTTCGCTAATCTGGCTTTGACGTTTTTCGACCTTATCTAAAAGATAGGTAATTAGATCCATTTATGAAATACCAGTAAACCTTGTGCCTTTTACTGCGGCTCCTGTGCCTTTGCACGACCCAGCCGCCAATACTTCATCGCCCATATTATTGTATAACGCACCTGATTTTTTCTGATTATCAGTCATGCCAGAACCGCCGCGAGAACGACTAACAGGCGCTTTTTCCCCGCCCATCTCTATTTCTTTTATAATACGACCGCCCATACGCTGTTTAAATTCATCGAAAGACATAGTCTCGTCGTACTTGCTTTCGAAAAATATTTCGCGGAGTTTAGAATCATCTGACATTATTTTTTCCTTTTATTTAAGCATTTTTTCGCTTTACGGCAAGCCGCTTTTGTTTTGCAAGTAGGACAATTTTTAAATGTTACTGGTTTTTTAGCCATTTTAGCCATTTTAGCCATTAGTTCCTCTTAGTAGCTAGGGTTACATTGGCACGAAGTGCCGCGATATCTTCATCAGATTGTATCTCTGCTTGTTTAAGAGCCGCTTGTTGCTGAAGTTTAGCAGCTTCGATTTGCGCTCTAGCTTGATCTGCCGCCGCTTTACGCTGTACTTCTTGTGCTTCGATCTGAAGCTCTTGTTGTTTGAGTTGTACAATCGGGTCGAATTGACCAGTTCCTGCCGCTTGCTGTGCCATTTGACTAATTTGCTGGGTCGCTTGAGCTGTAGCTTGAGCGAGAGCCGCCTCCTGTTGTGGGTCCATAATTTGGCCTTCTGGTGGTAAAGGCTGACCAAGAATCTGCTCTACTTGTTGCTTATACTTCATCGCAAGGTGTTCTTGCATGTGCGCCATAAGAGTTTGTGAAGCGATCTGGTTCTTTTGAATATTAGGGTCTTGTAAAAACGCCGAGTGGGTAGCAACGTGAGCGTCATGGTTTTGGCTTTGGAAGGCTTTAAGCGGCTTTCCAGTAAGCGAGTCCATATTTTCGCTTGCGGGATCTTTTGGTACTTGCTCTTCTCTTGGTGGCAAGATTTGATCGACATTTTGTACCCCCAACGCTAGATACATACGCTTATATGCTTCATATAAATCATGGAGCTGTGGCGCAGATTGCGCTAATTGCAGTTGGGTTTGCGCCATAGTAACCCTTTGGCTCATGCTGAACATAGCTGGGTCACTAACGGGTACAATATCAATTCTATCGTCGAAATCGTCTACTTTTATAGCGCGATTAGCGTCAGGAACCTGATATGGGTATTCCGGTGGCATGTAGTTTTTAATAACTTCAGCCAAAATACGCAATTCTTGACGCTGGGCATAGTGTAGACGCTTATGGATAGCCGAAAGCACTTTTGTGCCTTGCTCTAACAAAGCAACAGTCGTGCCAACAGGCATTGCTTGGTTAGAATCGCCTATATTTAGATCCGTGACGGACGCAAAACGTCTGCCGCTGTCGATCAGAACGCCTAGCATCTGTAATAAGGTGCCGGATGGTTCTTTGTACGGCAAAGGCATAATTGCCTCGCGGATCGACGACCCAGGAGCATCAACGTCACGGAACTCACCCGGCTGTAGTGGTAAATCTTCGTCTCTAACGCGAAGACCACGAGCCTTAAATCCTGCAGGTAGGTTTGCTAACGTACCAGCGTCAATTAACTGACGTAAAATTGACGTAGCCGACTTAGTCAACCCGCCAATCATGTGTATCAAACCAAAGCCATAAAACCCTAGTCCGGGAAGGAATTTATAATGAGTAAAGTAACGGATTTTGCGTTTTTGCGGATCATCCTTTTTATAGTTTCTACGAACAGATAGTATTTCACGCGAGTCTTCGTGTATGGTCACGATATAAGGAACCGCAATTCCTGTTTCCTCGCCCTCGTCATCTAGGTCTTCATACCCTTCGAGGTTTAAATCAACGTGCATTTCCAACAAGGTAACAACGTCATCGGTTTGTACGTTTTTCCTAAAGCCTGTTAGCTCTTGGACCTTGTCCCCTGCATCTGTGTCTTCGTTTACTTCGTCCCCAAGAACCTCAATATTACGATAAAAGCCAGAAACCTGCAGTTTCCGCAGGTCGTTACTATTCATATTGATAATATGGGTAAAACGCGGACAGGTGTCTAAGCTAGACTCTGTATACGAAACAACTAAGTCATCCGGCGGTACAAACTTACTTACAGGGCGGCTCAAGTTTTGATCAAAATACGTCTTCTTAAAGGTAGACCCAGAAAGCGGTAGATAAAACAGCATCTGGTCTAGCTCGGGATCAAACTCCTCCATAACATCGAGGATTAAGAAGTTCATATAGTTCCGAACACGCTCGGACTGTTCTTCAACTTCCTTAGTACGCTCCCCAATAATACGGGTTTGTACGGGACCTCCCGGTGGAATCAGTTCCTTGTAAGCCTGTGCTTGAAATTGCGTAGCACTCTCCGCAAGGAGAGGATGATAAACGCCACTCGCACCTCTAAAAGGCTCTTCGCGATCATCAGTCTTAATACCAAGTAAGTCCAGACCTTGCGAATATGTGTCAAGCCAGTCTTGGCGAGACTCTGAATCTTCTTCGTAAGCGTCGATAAGGTCGCTTGCAAGATATCCAAGGTCTGTTTCGTCCATTTCTTCAGCAAGGTTTGCAAAGAAATCTCCAGTTTCATTTTCGTCATCCTCTTCATAGCCAACTATAGCTCCACCGTCTTCCAACATAACGGTGTCATCAACCTCAAATAGCGGCATCTGTTCTTCTTGAACTTCAACCTCGGTTTCTGGACCTTCCGTTGGCATTTGTAGCATCTGCGCAATGGATTTTTCTACAGCCATAGTTTACCTCAATAATAAACAAATGTTTTGAGCTTATATTCAAGCTCATCGTCTTCATAATCTGTGTTTTGACGAATAAATCCGCCTTGTCTAAACCTTAAAAGAGCCTGAGTAGTCGAATCAACTAAATCGTCGTGTTCGCCTTGCGGAAATTCGCAAAGTTCCTCAACAAGCTCTTCAGCAAACCTCGTTTCCGGCACCCAAACTAGACCTGACTCGAACATAGGAGCCGCCGCGTTGGTTCTTGCTATCTTATCGTTACCCCTATTCGGCGAATAATTTTGAACAGGAATACCCATAGCACGAAGTTCTTGCGTTAACGGCAAGCCAGACGCCTTTGACTCGATAATAACCGAATCTGGCTCCCAATGTATATAATTTTCGTAAGCGGCCTTTTTCAACTCAGGGAAATCGTACCTATCTTTTATAGAATCTAGCAAAATTATTTGATATTGACCGTTTTCGCGCTCATTTCTAAACACGCCCCAAGTCGTAATAGCACTATAATCCGCCCTTTCGGACTTCAAAAACGCCGTATCGTAGCTTTGAATGATATATTCGGGTATCGGTGGCTCTTTTTTATCCCAAACCCGTATCCATTCGCGCTTAATAATAGCCCCTTCACCGCCAGTAGGCTCTTGCATCCACTGTGCCGCCCATTTCGCATGCGGCAAAGACGCCCGAATGGTCTCTAGTTCTTCAATTTTCCAAAATTCAGGCCAACAAGGGTTGCCAGAAGGCATAATAGCCGGAAATTCTATAACTTCCCATTGGTCAGCCTTCGGATCAAGGGCTTGTGCTTTCAATAATTGACCCGTCAAGTCCTTTTTTGACCACCGGGTCATAACTAAAATGATTGTACCGCCCGGTTGTAGACGCTGTCGTGGACCAGAAGTATACCACTCATAGGCCATATCCATGGCCGTTTCGCTCATCGCGTCTTGTTCAGAGTGCGGATCGTCAATAATAAGCACATCAGCGCCGCGACCAGTAATAGCTCCTCCCACGCCAGCCGCAAAATATTCGCCTCCCTTTGATGTTTCCCACCTTCCGGCGGCTTTTGAATCTGCTCGCAATGTAACATCAGGAAAAACCTTTATATAGTCTTCAGTATCGACAAGGTCACGAATTTTTCTGCCGAAACGCACAGCTAGTTCGCCAGTGTGTGTTGCTTGGATTATCTTTAGATCAGGTTTTAGACCTAAAAGCCACGCCGGAAGAAAGTACGAAGACATTTCTGACTTCGAATGTCGCGGACCCATGTTAATAATCACCCGCTTTAGTTCGCCTCTAGCAATCCGATTAAAGGTTTGCGACATCTTGCGGTGGTGCGCACCTTCAATAAACGAAGGCCATTGAGCTTTTACGAAGGTTAAAAAGTCTTCACGCGATTGCTTTCTAACTTCGCGCTGTTTTAACTCCTCGGCAATCATAAAGGCTTGTTCGGCCTTCTCGCGGGGCAGATGAGAAAAGTCTAGGTTATCGAGCATTAGTCAATCTCATCAGTCGAGCCAAAAAACTTTAGACCAATATCGTCAGCGAGCGACCTATCAGAGTCCATAAAGTCGTAAATATTATCAGACTCAAATATATCATAAACTATTGTATCAATAGTGCCGTCTGGGTTGTCTTTTATAGCTTTATCTATATCTTTTTTACTTCGGAAGTAAGACTCGTCTGACCCCATAATTTGTATAAACTCAGAATCGTCAAGCTCGCCTTTTTTGTAAGCCTCAACGAACATAGCGTACCCTTCTTTATCAATCATTTTGACTGCGTCGTCAATAGACATGTCTGGGTATTTTTCTATAAAATCATTTAAGATATTATCTGTAACACCAAGATACGCGGGTTCGTCGCCTGTTTGAATTAAATCATAATCCCGAACACGGGTTTCACCAATATCAGATAAGACTTCTGCTTTTCCATCCTTACCATATTGTAATTTACCAAAACCTTTAATTCGATCTTTTAATTCTTTTAATTGATATATTGACTGAAACAGTCTGTCCTCAGGCTTACTTTGATTACCTAACACACCCTTATATATAGGCGCAAGCTCGTCTTTTACAAAAGGTAAACTATCTAGCAGCTTGGATCCTGTAACATTCGGTACAGCTTTTGCTACTTTTGCAACTGCGCCCA